AAATTGTTTAGATTGATGACATTACCATTGAGATCTTGGGATTCAATCGCCACATATTTGACGCCAGTGACTTCCAGCATCATCTGGCCCCCGGTGACGATAGACCCATTCTGGAAAATATTTTTTCCAAATTCTTTGATTTGATTCTGGAGTATCGTTTGTAGCTGCGTCAACTCACGGGCCTGCACCGCATAACTTGGGCGAAACAGCACCCTGTGGTAATTCTTATCACTGGAAAAATCATCAAAGTATGGAGACTGTGAGAGATCGATATGCATATAGGTGTCCTTTATAGAGGGCTGACAACATCACTATTTATGTGTGTAAACACAGCTTAGAATTTCAGAATAATTTTGATCCATTCTCCTTGACCCAGTGAACGCATGACAGGCGCTCTGTTTTCTATGTATACCAAATTTCCCGATTCCACATCGAAATCTGGGTCACTATAAGATACAACCGTCCTAGAAATTCCAGAAGTAACGCCGATAATTGGTCTCCCAGGAGCGGGGGTTCCTTGTCGGCCCGTCACCTCTATGGCACTAGGAAAGGTGTCAGACACATATCCAGAAAATGAGGCACTGTTGGAGGATGCACCCTGATAGACCAGTTCATCTTTGATAAATGCCGTACCAGACACCAAGACAATATGAGTGGCCATAGTTACGGATACATTGGCATTAGCCGAGCTAACCTCGGTATTCGCGCCATATAGGTGAGGCCTCATCACGAGCCCAACTTGGCGAAAGTCATTGTTGGCACTGATATTCCCATTCTCGCTAGAATCAACATCTCCGACCTTCACTGCAATCATGATCGTGTTGGCCCCAAGTTCCCTGGCTGGATTGAACCCGTGTCCTCCCCAAGGAGATAAAATAGGTCTCACATTGGCGGATGTACCAGAACCAATGATCCTAACTTGTGTGTTCTGTCGGATATATCGAGCCCCACGATCAGTCAAGGTGACGGAAGAAATGGATCCGTTGGAGACCACGACACTCGCATTGCCGGAAATACCAGATCCACTTATTACAATGGATGTATTGGTATTAGAATACCCTGTTCCCGCATTGGCAATTTCCAGTCTGGAGATGGCCCCAACAACAATATTGTTGGCATCCCCAAAATATGCAGGAGTTTGTGATAATGGAGCCGGCATCCATGAATCAGTCAAATACTTACTATCACTAGGAACCTTGTACATGTATTTCCAAAGGTATCCATCCCCTGGGGCAATGAATCCGTTGTCACTCGAATAATTATTCACAGGTTCTACAGTAGAATAACTCCCATTAGCATTGTTTAGGCACTTATAGACATTCCCGTTGGAGGTATACACAAACATGGAATTTCCCGATGAAAACTGGGTATTGCTCGCATCATCATATTGAGTCCACACAACATTGGGGGTCCAATTCACTCTGGGGACCACCAAGAATGCATCGTTGCCTGTTATCTTCTTGCCACCCAGGAAATTGTTATAGGCATCAAACTTTGCATTTTCTGTGTCATATATCTCCGGTACCGTATCGTTGGCGGCCCATGGCGTATTGCGGCCAAGCATAATATAGCCAACTGAGGAGGTGTTACCCACCAGGTCTCGATAGACTGAAAATGCTATACGAAACCCCAGGCTTTGACTAACATTAACAAAATTAGACATGATACCCCTATTTATGCGCTAGTCTGGAATGTGTTGGCGATATTTGCTGTAGTGTTTGGGCTCGGGCGAACATTCGATTCAATGATATATTCCCCCCACAGCCTCGTGCCGGCGGGATGTATCAAATCCTTGAGTATGTTCTTATATTTATCCAGCTCCACCTGCGAGCGTATGACATATGAATATGGGGCATAGTAGGAATCGCCACCTTGGATCCTTTGATCAGAACTCAAAAACCCCCTGGTTGATTCATAGTGTCCAGAGGCAGTAAATAAGTTAGATAGTAGAATTGCAAGCGCGGTCGCCTGGTGGTTCCCAGAACCTGTAAGATCTATGGTGGGTAGAGATTGATAGCCATATCCCGGGTTCGTCACCCGAATCGCAATGATTTTTCCAGGAGGAACGTCATTGGAAATTGGGAGCAACGTCTCACCTCCTGAGATGACGGCATCGGCTGTTATGTTGGCCCCATAGGCAGACACATTCGACGATGAGACATGGACAATAGGAAGGGCATCTTGTCTGTAATTGATGCCTCCAACGAAATATCGATTATAGACCCCCAATTTCCTTGAGGTGGAGGTCCTTGTGAATGCCGTATTGACTACCAAATGGGTATTGTTGGTGATCGTCTGTACATATGAAGATTCACTGTTCAACTCAATGTAATCACCTACACGTAGATCTGTGGTGAATAGGGTTCCATTGCCCGTGACATTCACCGAGGAGATAGAGGTATTGACCGTCACGTTTCCTGTAATTCTGGTAGGCTGAAATTGCACGAGTTTTATGCCCGAATTAGAGGGATGCACCGACATGACTTCTGCTGCTGCGCCGAGGCCGATACCTATTCCAGGGATATTTTCAAACGAGACCTCATCCCCGACTGTATATCCAATGCCACCGGAATGCACGTTCATGCGACCAAGAATGCCAAAGTAGCCAAGAGAGACCGTGGCATTCGCAGTGTTCCCATTCGCAGTATTACCTGTGACGGTCACAGTAGGAGCATCGATTTTGAGAGTCGGATTTATGGTCCACACGGCCGTGCTACTAATGATCGCCATGTCTGTGATGGGACCCAACTTATCGGAAGGGTCGGAGCCAAGAATATAGTCCGTGAATGCAAGCGACATGATACTATTGACGTTCTCGGATGCCGCTGGGCTAAAATAATACTCACTATTGGACATCGCCGTGTTAGCCCAGAGCGACAACACATCGGTGTTGATGGGATAGGTATTTGGATGGATTGTTCCTGATGTGTCTACCATAGAGACAAACACATTCAATCCTGTGTTGGGGGTAGAGGTAATGTAGGCTGGTTGACCAGCTTGATACCCTGCACCTCCACTAAGCACAGAAATACTTGTGATTACCGCCGAGTAGACGGAATCCACCACCGCACTCCCCACAACAGATGGATCCCCACCACTCACAATAACCGGATCGCCTACGTTATAGTTTAGTCCTCCGTCAATAACCTGAATCATGGTGAGGTGTGACAGTAGATGCCCATAGAAATAGATGTAGTCCCCGGTATCCAGATCGTAGACGTATTTACCCCTCACCTCTTCCGATTGCTGGAATGTACCCAGGGGGGATGAGGCCCCAATATTCAATTGCACCAGCCCATTTTCCGTGAGTACCTGTGCCTTTTCGGTGATACAACTGGCTCCGGATTGGGTACCAACAAGCCGCATGGTCAGTTGGTTGGTATTGAACAGTTTGGTAATGACGATACCAGGGGTCTCATCGTATCGTAATTTAATTATACTGTTGGCACTCGGAGGATTCGTGAAAATCACCCAGGGTTCATTGGGGGAATGCTGATATGATGTTGTTTGCAGAACATCATCGACATAGACTGTCATGGTGGGGGATTCAATTGAACTCGTTAGTGTCCTGAATCGGGTGCGTACTCCGTCGGCCACTTGTGTGGTCCACACCACAGGATCCAAGCGTAATGAGGTAGGTCTTACCCACTGACCATCTGAACACTTCAAGATATGGTTTTTAGGTAAGAAAATATCGATGTCCTGATCGAATAGAATCCTGAATAATAGTCGATAGGCCTTTTCGGTACCTTTGGTTCTGTAAAATTCTTTGGCATGCTGGATTAAAAACTCTGGTCTGGTCAACCGGTCTTCTGGAAAGAGTGGCAAAAATTGTTTGACGAAGTAGGTGACAAAGGCATCGAGAGTAGTGTCCACGTCAAGATGAGTCGGAAGGCTCTTGGCCATCTGCATCACATTATTACTTTCGTCCATCCAGGCATAGTAGGCCTCAATAAATGCCACAAAGGTGTCGTGGTCATTACGGATGAATTCTGGTAATTGATTGCGAACAAGTAGTGATAAGGTGTTGGCCATAAATTACCGTATGTTCACCGTGATGAGCGCCGCACTAGAATCCGTGACATCAAAACTCAACAATTGGTTTCTCTGTGTCTCGATAATATCATCTTGAGGTTCCACACTAATGCGAATCAGACCATCGGGGGACAGTGATTCGATGACATTGAGATTATAAAGTGTGATTTCTCCTGCCATATAGTCGATCAAGCCGACCGCGCTGTCGATATCAACCTTTTCTGCTCGGCTATTAAAGTAAAAGAGTCTTGCGGTACCGAATCGTTCCTCGATTACTGCCGACGCCGTGGCAGAAATTCCACCCCCACCAACGATAGATACAATGGCGGATGTATATCCCGTGCCCCTATCGATCATAGTAATCCTCTCGATCCTTCCATTTACCACAACAGCCTCCGCTTGCGCCCCCACACCATCTCCTGTGATAATGACAGCCGGAGTGTCCAGATAATTATATCCAGGATTGGTCACCTCGATGGAGTCTATTCCTGTGAATGAGTCTGAGACTTCTTCGAGATATGCGGTGCGTAAATTGTTAGCGGAATCGTATGTCGTAAAGGCGGTGGATCTGAGCGCCCGGGTCAATGCTGAACGGCGAAGTTCTGTCCTAAAACTCACCACATACGTGGATGCAACATTGAGTTTGGGGGTGACCCGCTTTTCAAGTCTGACCGAAGAATCTGATCCTAGAATCGCAGGAAGGGAGTCATCAATCGCCCTACCAAATTTGGAGGAACTGAATAGAGCATCAAATTGGTTGAGGGTAGCAGACGTGTAATCGATAATGGCGGTTCGAATAACTTCGCTGATTTGTGGACCTGTCAGTAATGTGAGGCGCCCATCCACGTTTACCTTTGTTTCAAATTTCAAATACACATAGTCGGGATCCACTAATTCGGGGGTGATTGTCACCATAGACATGGGGTTAACCAATTCCGTTAAAATGCGAAACTTTTCGGTATTATTGAGAATTACACCCTCCTTGGGGGCAATAGAAATGAACACTTTACCATATACAGGAGGTCTATTGTCTTCGCCTCCCCAGACCGACAAACTCTGAATATCTGGGTATACCGAGGAAATCAGGGTTTGATAATCTTTGTGGGTCACGGCACGTCCCTGTGCGGTATAGGCCAGTGGAGCCCTCAGTTTAACGGAAGCATCAGATTCGCGATCTGCCCCTCCGGCAGCCGCAGAAACGGAACGTACGGACACATTAGAGAATCCCCCGATAGAACCTGTGGCAAAAGAATTGGCCTTATTGGCCGGCTCTCCATCGGTCGTAAGATAGGTGGCAATGACAATGTTCCCGTTGGACAAGGCCTTAGATACCGCACCATCTCCAAATGAAATTTTATATTTGTTGTTGATCGATGTGCTCAGATAATATACTTCTGTGTTCGGAGTCGAAGTGGCAATATCCGTGGAGAGCGAAAAGACACGCGCTGAGGTATTGACACTCGATACTTGAACAGTCACGGCTAGGGTACTCGTGTCGATATCTGGGTTCGGGAGTTCAAATTGAGAATCTGGATTGCTAATGGGATCAAATAGGAATGTGGTGACTTGTGGGGTTCCTGCCTTAATCTCCAGATTCGTAAATGGGAATACACCATTTTCCTTGTAGACCGTAACTGCGTCCGTGGTTACGAACGTATAGTTAATACCATCAACTGCCTCGGATTGAAATTCTTGAAATCTGTCCAGCGTCAATTGGGATTGGGTATTTCCACCAGGAGGAGTGACTGTCACATCCACGATTGCCGTGGCAGCCCGTCTCGATATCGGGGTGTAATTTAATGCCTTGGCATGCGAAAGAATCGAATTCCGGACTTGGGCCGAATCGATAAACAGTTCATTGGCCATCATGTTGTAGTAATAGGAGTTATAGTAGGTGTTATAGGCCAACAGATTGATAAGTTGAGAGATGGCGGAACCTTCAAAGTTATAATCTTTGAAAGCCGTCTGATTTTGGAGAGACAGTTTGAGGTTATTTTTAATTGACTCAAACTCTAGGTCTGTGATCTCTAATCGTTCGGCCATTGGTGCTCCGTTTTCTGTGACTCGTTATCGGACTCGATGCAATAGGAAATTAACTGAAATGGGGGCGGCGTGAATATCAATGAACACTTTCAGGGACACAGTATAGGCATTGGAATCTTCATTTGGAGACACGTTAATGGAGTGGATTTTAACTCGTGGCTCAAAATTCTCTACTGTCTCCTGGATAAATCTGGCGATATCCCGCGCCGTAAACGCTGAAATATTTTCGAACAATAGCTTTCTGATGTTGCAACCCACTTCTGGGTGAAAGGGCACCTCATAGTGGTTGGTCATTACTAGATTTAAGAGCGCCTGAACAACCGCATCGGCATCCGTCCTCATGATCAGGTCTTTCCTGATGGGATGGATACCAAACGACAGGTCAAAATCTTGATATACCGTGTCAATAGCCATATGTCTATTTATGTCAGCTTGGCGATGGGTTTAGCCAAGACATCCATAATTCCACCTGGATTTGTGTTCTTAACCTGATCAAGCAAGAAATGGACACAGGGATTGGCATCGAGAGCCTCAATGGCCATACCGACCGCGGCAGTTTGCAGTTGATTGACGCATTGCTGCAAAAAACGCGAATCCTTGTCCATGATGCCTTTGACCAGGTTGGCCACCTCAGACAATCTCTGTGCAATTTCAGTAATCGTGACCAAACCATTATCGATTCTGCTTAGTAGACTGGCAACTTGTTCAGTTGCTGACGATAATTGCCCACCCGAAAACAATCCGGTGGCACCTCCAAGTACAACAAGGCAGTCTGAGGCCCCGTTGATCATTGACATCATACCTTGCATTTGGGTGCCAATGGAAAGAATCTGTTGCAGTCCTGGGGCTTGAATGCCTTGTCCGGCCAAAATACCGGACAACCTATTGGTGTGCATAAGGAAATTGCCCATTACGGTCTGAAGATCTGCAATGCCCCCGGTACTGAGAAAATCTGACGCCTCAGATGCCGTAATAGTTGGGCTAAATGCCGATCCATCGGCAATGGTTTGTAAACGCTCCTCCACGGCAGATGTGGCATCTCCAACACTATTAACCGCAGAGACCATTGGGTTTGAGAACAATTCTCCTGGATTTGACGTAATTTTGTCTATCAATGTCTTGGAAATGTCGGACAACCCAGACACCGACGCAGGAGGAGTTGGCAATCCTGGAATCGATGGTATACTACTAAAATCTAGAGAAAATGCCATAGAAATACTCCTTATCCACAAAATACATCAGGAGAGCCAAGAGCGACCAACGAACCACAACTTATTGGATCCAGAGACCTCATGACGGGTAGACCGTCACAGAATACTGTAGTGGATCCGACGACCCCAATTCCATCATGGGTGGTGATTCTGTCGGTATGTTGGGCCCACAAGTCTCCTGCTCTAACAACGGCAAAACTGTCACAGAATACGGTCGGTGATCCTGTTATCGCAGGCCTAGGATGAAATCCGGCGTGCCCAGTACAAAGATCGATCCCTAATCTCACAACACCAAGTCCTGCTGACATACCTACACCAACGCCGATTGAAATGTGATGACACTCGTATTTGATTTTGCTAGCGTGTACAAGGCAGTTCTCTCGGTGAGTCCATTGAGACCACCATTCACATATGTGGTGACTGATTTAATATTATCATAACTGCCCCTATATCCTTGGCCTGAAGGTCCTTTGGTAAAATACCAACATGCAATATCCGCTGCCATGTCCGGAATTGCCACAGCATCCGGGTGTGCAACAAAATCTTGATTGAATGCGGTTGCAGCTATGCTATAGTTACTCTTTCCTGTTAAATGAATAAACCCTCGCCCCCGGTATTTCCATCCATCCTGAGATTCTTCGGATGCATTTCCCATCCGATTCCCATATACACGAGATGCGATTTTGACTCCATTTCGTAAATAATTATCAACATTGCTCTCATCAAAATATCCTATTTTTTCACCCTTTTTATTCAATATAGGATTTCCATCCTTATCTAGTTTTATCCCCCACGTCTTGAGTAATCCTTCGCGGGTAAATGCAAAACTCTCAACCAAATCACGAAATCCACGAGTTTCGTGCCGTGTTTGTGCATAAATTGCCGCTCGCTGAATGGGGTCTCGAATTTTATTACGATTCATCGCACGAATCATAACATCTGCCCCCTCAGTGGCAGTTAGTGTGGTGACTGGAGACTTTGCAATGACCTTAGGGGCTGGAATGCCCACGGGACTCTCCGTTGGGGCACTTAGCACATTGGGGGACGCCTTTCCAAGATTGGCTCCTGGACGCTGCGCCAATACTTGATTTCCAGGAGTCGATACGTCAGGGGTGACTGGAGCCAATGCCGTAGTTACCGCCACTGAAACACTAATAGGAGCCGACGGAAGACCCAATGGAGGTAGAATTGGACCATTGAGGTTCATAGGAATTCCGCGAAGTGCCATAGCCCCAGCAGAATAGTGTATCTGTGATGTGACGGCTTGAGTTTTGATTGCCCCCGATGCCTTGACCCGCACATCTTGCCCCGCCTCAATGTTGACATTCTTGCCAGCTTTGATATTCACATCATTCTTAGCGGTGATGTGAATATCGCCATTAATATAAACATGTTTATCAGACAACACCACCTCATAGGCATCGGCATTGATTCTAGTTACTTTGGTCCCATCTGGATGGTATTCGTCCGATGTACCAGATCGATGATAGATATGAATACGTTCAGCTCCGGGGGTATCATCAAATTCTAAAATATGTCCGGATTCAGTCTCCATGACCCGATTGTATGGATAGACTGTAGCATAAGGAGTAGAAGGTTCGTCATAGACGCCCCCACCTACCATAGGGATAGATTTGAATGTTGAATCTCGTTTAGACTGTATTGGAGTTTCTATGATTTTTTCATTTCTGGCTAATCTAGACAACGTAGATTCTTTGAGTCGCGAGGGGTATCTAGATGCCGCCCCCTCAGTTATTTTTACCTTATTTCCAGCAGAATTTATGGTCAATGAGACTGGCGACTTGGGGGCATCCGATAATTCATTAGATCCTCTTGGATCGGTAAATCCGAGAGATGGGTTTTTAAGTTCCACGGGTATTCCTGGCAGTAGCCCCATGATAATGGGCACTTGGGAATTCTTGCCATCCATATAAAACCCGATAACATAGTCACCTTCCTTGAGTTGTAAGGAGGCACCATCATTCAGAGGAATCATGGGTTGGGCCCAAGGCAAGGAGTCGGTCGGCAATATGGATTTTTGTTCTGTGTGGGAACCCGCGATTCTTACTTGACATCGACCCACCTTCAGAGGGTCCTTGCGGTTCTCCACGACACCGACCCACCAGATAAACTCAGCACCAAGATTGCGATCCATCATGCTTGCCTTATGGTATTGAGGGTAGGACTCGAAAGAAGTGGAGCAGGAAGTTCCGCGGTCAACGAATCCTTCGATAGCTCAAGTATACAGACATATTTAGTTCTATCTACTTTATGTCGGATAGCGGTGATCAGGTATTTTCCTGTAAATAGTCGATCTAGCTCCTTGCCGTCCTTTGTCGCAGCCATCGCAGCAGGAAGATTTAACTGTACCATTTGACCGACCCGCAGCAGCATATTTCCACCGATGGCCACACGGATGCGAAAGGCATGAATGCCGGAGAGATAGGCATCCCGTTGTAACATCCAACGCTCCACCGAGAGATTATCCGCCGCCACGCGAAAATTGGCATCGTGATGTTCCGATAATGTGTGTCTCGTGCGATCTGGCGCCAGAGTTAAGCAGCTAAATGGATTGGGATGTTTAGTGTTGTTATAGAGTGTTGCTGCGTCCAGAGAATGTACATTGATTCGCTGTTCAATGGGATTGATGGTCACGAGTTTACCGGCATACATTCCAGTGGAGATTGAGCGCAACACATCCAACCCTTCTACAATTTCGTAGGACTCGGCAGATTCTTGCCGCATCTGCATATCTGATTCTTGGGTATTATGTTCGCCATGGAAATTCATGGGCATAAAATTTATGGATTGCACAGGAGTTTGCTGGGAGAGGGCTTCAATGGAGGTAAACCGAAACCCGTCCCTATCCTCAAAGAACGCAAATGAACACCCCGGATGTTGCGCCGTTCGTGCGAGTCTTACCAGCCAATTGATGGTATAAAATGGCGTCCAGAATGGCACCACGATGTTATGATTGCCCATGGTATTGGTGATGGAGGCTGGGGGGAATTTACTCGGAGCAATTTGTAGGTAATTTTTCGTGATATCCTGGATAATATCCGATACAGGCAACCCCTTGTAGGCCTTGGAAATCTTGATAGATTCATTGAGTATGGTTTCTTCCGAACAGAGATGAAGGATGTAGTCCTCCACATAGGCCCCATTTCGACGCCGATCGGTAATTTTATAGATACGAAGAGTCTTGGTAATTTTCCATGGTGTGGTGGGTTTTGACAATGACACCACTAGGTATTCACTTCCTACAATAGGCAATATATTGATGAGATTCTGGGTGTCACTCAGCAGGAGATTTCCATACATCGTATTGGTAAACAAATCTTCGTATAGATTCAACTCTCGCATGAGTTGACGCACATCCACCGAGACGCCATTGCTTCCCACTATGAGCAATGAGTCAATTTGAAATTGGGTTGCTTTACTGAGTCCCTCGGTATCTGGCATCAGATGGCCAACAGTCCTTCAAGTTCACGCACCACTTGCGGAAGATAGTCGATCTTCAGGAGACGAATGTTCCGTTTGGACTCATTTAACTCTTGTTCATAGGTATAACAATCGACAACACTACGGGTAGTTGTTTTGGTGACAGTGACGCCGTTTGCAAAGGTGTAAACCTCTGGAACCAACGAGGTGAGCGTGGCATATTTGTCGGCATCAATGATGAACGTCTGGGTACTTTTATTCCCCAATGAGTCTTGTTTGGTGTGTGTCATGCTATAGTGGTGTGTCGTGGACATCGCAGAGGCAATGGATCCGTATTTGTCCACAACATATCGAGTGAAATTGGCATAGGTTTTAGGCCAATCGAGTAGTGGATCTACTATGCCATTTAGTAGGGTAACGACCCAATAGTAGTTCATGGAACCATAATACTTGTGTGCCACAATCTCGGCGGTCTCGCCGTCCTTTACCTGATAGGGATAAAACAACCTCGCGCTTGACAAGACTTGTGCCAAGGGAGCGGAGCGTCTGAATATATCGGTGACCCACTCAGCTTCATTTGGCTGAGGAGAGGGATTCAGGGTATAGCGCACAAATGGGAAATTTGAAAAGTATGTAGATCCCATTAGTACCCCTCATCTATGAGTTCTTTGGTGATGTATTCAAGTTCCTTAAATGAAAGCATAAGTCTCGTGTATACTGGACTGCCGTCTTTATAGAACGCCGCTCCCTGTGGGGCATAATCAACACTAATGCCTTCGAGTACACAGGTTGATATTTTCCCCACAGACGATACCATGGAATATTCAATATCAAACTCTGATGGTTGCAAGAAGTATCGTCCAAACATACTACCATCATCCAAAATCTCGGGCGCCGCATGGAACTTAAATAGTCGGACAATCTTCTTGACTGCCGAGGATTCCTCTGGGGTACGGGGAGCAAACAGAAATTCAAATCTGAACGACCTCAAACCTGGAGATTTATAGATCACGTCGATTTGTGGATTGACGGCAATCCCCAGTGTAGATAACGCCAATTCTTTGTTGTCGAAGCTCTCCATAAGTGTCCCGGCAATAGAAGATGCTGAGCCCTTATATTTCCCAAGTGCCGACATGGCACCCTGGATACTTCCTGCATCCAGGGCAGATGCTCCCATCCCCCATAAGGCACCAAGTACCGATGCGGTTTTTGCCATTGGAAGCCCAGATAGACTGGGCTCATCGTAGGAATGTTGAAAATCCATGGTCATGGTATCTGGTACATAAAGACGAATTGATGTGGTTGTCCTTCGAGTTTTTCGTTGAAACCCAAGCCCGGTATCTCCGAGCAGAAGTTCTCGACTCTGATGTTTCTGCACTTCCGACTGCTCCACTGTACCGTCTGCTCCTATTTTTAACCTGGAGGCCATGGTAGTGTTGGGTTTTGCCTTGAGATACTTTGAATCTGTGGCCGCATTGATAAAGAACGTCATATAGTATGGATGCCTCGTATCTTCACCCAAATTGAGAGGGTATTTAATCGTATCATAGTCAAATGCAATCATCTCCATGTTTGCCAGTGGTCCCTGGGGGTCTTGTGGGCTTGGTTCGGGATGGGTGGACGAATCGCTCACCAACAGTCCTGATCCAACAACCGCAACGGCCGCTCCGGCAACTAGAGCCGGTCTGGTGCTTTTGATTAGGGGTGCCACCTTTTCTGACAAGATCGTTAATAATCCCATCTAAATAACCTCCAGAATGTTACCTTGTCTATTTATATGACACCCAGGGAGCTATGCGGAGATATCATCAGGGTAGGTATGTTGTACAAAACCCATCAAAGTATGTAGGTGACTTAAACAACGTCATATACCGAAGTTCCTGGGAACTGAAAGTTCTACAATGGCTCGACACTAACCCCAATGTCATCTACTTTTCCTCCGAGGAACTGGTAATCCCATACTATGACCCTGTTTCAAACAAGGTTCGCCGATATTTTCCAGATTTTCTGGTCAAAACACGCACCAAGGATGGAATAAAAACTACGGTCATTGAGATCAAACCGTTCGAACAGACGATCCTTCGCACCCCCAAGCGGCAAACCCGCAAATTTATCTCTGAGGTAACCACCTACTCGACCAATCAGGCAAAATGGGAGGCGGCGACCAAATTTTGCGCCCAGCAAAAGTGGGACTTTGTCGTATTGACGGAAAAAGACCTCCAACTATAACACATAAATAACACTATGCAGACGATCCTTACCAAAGTACATCAACGCGCCGCGGCCGATGGCATTGACACCCAGACTCTCCGGGGGCAGGCCTGGCTGCTCAACAAAATACAGAGTCTCCGCGTGACTGCCAGAGACCGCATGACCCTGATTCAAGATCGCGAGGCCCAGCGGAATCGAGCGATGCTCGGACGCCTCTATTTTTTCTACTATGATGCAAAAACCAAAGATCTCCTCCCATACTGGGACCGATTCCCCCTAGTCATACCCATCGAACAATATTCCGATGGATTCCTGGGACTCAATCTTCACTACATTTATCCCAAAGATCGGTTAATCTTGTTGCGGCAACTATCGGCATTTGAGATTTCCTCAAAACGTGATGAGAGAAAACGGCTAATGCTGACCTATCCTCTTCTCCAGTCAATGGGGCAATCCTATAGGGCCACTCCATGCATCAAACGATATTTGGCCTCCCATGTGCAATCGCGGTGCATTGAAATTCCCGCGAAGGAATGGGAAATTGCTGCGACGCTCCCGGCGCATGAGTTCCGTAGTAGTGCGGGGAGTATCTCGTCCAGGACCGTGTGGTCCGAGTCGAAAGGTAAATACTAATGGCAGGTATATATAGCGAATTTCTGTCACACATCAATACTCGTGGTGTTGCCAAGGTCTCTCATTTTATCGCGTCGATGCCTGCGTTGACCGATAAATTGGGATTGAACCCGCGAGATTTACCATTGCGTTGTGAATCGGCTGAACTGCCAGGCAGGCAACTCGTGACACAAGACGTTAAGATATATGGGCCCGTATACAAAGTACCATATCAATCGCTGTATCAAGACATCATCTTGACATTTTTGGAAAATGACACGCTGGGTATTCGGACATTATTTGAACTATGGATGGACAGGATCTTTGACTCAAGTACCAACATACTATCCTATCCAAATAGATATCGGGTCGATATGCAGGTCACCCAATACGATGTCGTATCCTCGGCGGAAAACAGTACGGGATTGGATGAGGTTGCTACATGGAATTTGTTCAATGCCTTCCCACTTTCGATTAATCAGATGCCATTGTCTTGGACAGAAGATGGATTCCACCGCACAACAGTCACGTTTGCCTATGAATACTACACAATCTCCAAACCGAACAGTGGTGCCAATATACCAACAGGACCGGTCCAAGTCCCCCAACGTGTACTCGATGCAAGCAGCGAACAAGATGGATTTATTGTCTAATATGAGGTGACTGATATGAAACTCCCTAAGTTAACCGTGCCGACATATGATGTGGTGTGCCCATCGGGGCTAAAGGTGTCATTTCGACCCTTCTTGGTGAAAGAGGAAAAACTCCTGATGATTGCCATGCAATCGGACGATACGACCACGATTTTGAATACCGCCAAGGAAATTCTAGAAAATTGTGTGGGGGTCATCTCCAACATCCAAATTGATAAACTTCCACTCTTTGATATTGAATTCCTCTTCCTCAATATTCGAGCCAGGAGTATTGGGGAAACCCTGAAGATGAGATATCGATGCAACCAATCGTACCCAGATGCCAGTACCGGCATGCCAGCTCCTTGTAACACCGTATCTGACTATGAGATCAATTTGCTCGATATTCGTCCCACATTCGGGAAAGATCATCAAAAATATGTCCAATTGACAGACACCGTGGGGGTTACCCTCAGATACCCCACATTCAAGTCCTTTCGTAGTATTTCTAGAAAGGATCTACCATCAGAGGAAGCGTTTGCCTTTCTGGTGGAATGTATCGAGTCCATTAATGACAGCGATACTGTGATTGCGACCAAGGATGTTCCCCAAGAGGAAGTGATTGAATTCGTGAATACCCTCAATCATAGCCAAGTGGAAAAAATAGATGCCTTCTTCGATACGATGCCTAAAATAGAACATACACTGCACTTCAAGTGCCCGAAGTGTGGATACAAGGAAGATGTGGTGGTCAGTGGGCTAGACAGTTTTTTCGTCTAATTCTCCAGCACGATACCCTGGCAAACTATTACATCACCACGTTTGCTTTGGTACAGGATCATAAGTTTACGATCAGTGAGCTGGAAGAAATGTTACCATGGGAACGACTCATCTATCTGTCGTTGGTGCAGCAGCGAGTTGAGCGAGATAACGAACGAATCAAGTTACAGAACGCACAGAATAAAAGGAATCGATAACGATTATGCTAGAGCAAGGACCCCCACAAAAGCCCCCAAGAGTTGAACTGGGCAAAGAGACCCGGCGAGAATTGTTGGATGCGCTCAGAAACATTAGGATGCAGATTGCCAAGCCTCACTATCGGGAATCCACGGCCACCGATGTCGCCGCAGATGTGATTGCCGGTGGTGGGAGTTTAATGGGGGCAGCAAAGGAAGGTCTTGCATTCCAAGCTCAAAAATCCAAAGCCGAATTCAAACGAGCTATCGATCCTCTTAATATTGTACACAAGATTACGGGAGGATCCAAACTCGCTACAGCTCTTTCTGGTAGACTCTTGGGTAGGTCCGAAAAATCTATACGCTCGGCTGCCGGTCTAGCCGAGCGGGAAGATCCATATTCAACCGAGCCAGTCTCACCGGATATGCTATCCCCACGGGAGAACCAAGGTTCTACACTCGACCAAGACAACTCCACACACCTACTTGATCAAATGACCAAAACACTGGCCTTAATTGCACTGCGGGTCACGGATATTGCCGTCAAGCTGAAGGCCACCAAGGATATCAAGGTAACCTCTGAGGGTAGACTAAGGGATGCCAATACCGGTAAATTTGCATCGGGTGCCATGGCACGGGCAGAAGAGAGACAAACACAATATCTCAAGGAACTGCGTGACATCACGTTTGCTGAAAACCGAGGAGATGCACGGCGAGCCGACCTCAGCGGTGATAAGTTTGCAGAGGAGCAATACAAGCAACGCTTCGGTAAACCCACGCGAGTTGATGGGGCGGGGAAAGCTCTTTCTGGACTGGCCGGAAACTCTTCTGGTAAAACTGGGGATTCGGGCAAACCTTCCGGTGGTCTATTCGAGACTATCTCAGGTTGGTTCAAGAGTCTATCCGGCTCCGCACTAGAATTTGGAGCGGCATTGGGGCTACTGAGCCGACCCTTTAGCATGCTCAAAGGTCTTGTGACAGGGTTCTTTGAAATGTTCAAGGCAGGAATACAAACGATACCGAAGATGCTAGAAAATGTTCCCAATGTCATTAAAGGAGCAGGACAACTAGGGAGTTCTCTTGTCAAAGGAGTCAAAGGTATCGCCGGCACAGTGGTCGGGGCTTCAGCGGGACTATTGGGAACGGCGGCATCTGCGGCGACAAAAGGCGCAACTACAGGCGCTATGGAGACCGCGGGAAAAGTTGCGACAGGAGCCGGAGAGGTTGCAACCAAAGGAATCGCCGCAGCTACCCCTGCGATCAAAGAATTGAATGCGGCCTCTAAAGTTACCCAAGGAGTTGCCGGAGCCGAGCGAGTCGCCTCTAAGAGTAAAGTGTTGGGGGTGTTGAAAAATCTTGCCCCCAAGGTCTTGAAATCCAAGGCCGCAAGTATTATTCCCGTTGTAGGCACGGCAATGGGCCTCTATTTTGCCGCCCAACGTCTGATGAAGGGAGATCTTGTTGGGGCGGGTATCGATGCCGCCGGGGCGTTACCGATACCAGGTGCGTCGATACCTGCTATTGTCACCTCCCTGGTGCGTGATGCCTACACAGAAATATACAGTCCAAAAAATGGCCCACCTGTGTACCCTGAGCAAGACCCACTTGCTCCCGAACGACTTCCTGAGATGATGGAATTGGGGAAACAGACAGTTTCAGCTTGGTTGTCAGGTGAAGCAGCAGAAAAAGAACAACAAGGCTCTCCTACCGCGGTGGCGGGAGTCACAGGAGTGTCAGGGCCAACCTCGGTTCCTTCAACACCGCCCACTGTCGTTGCGGCATCAGGCCCAGCAACCTCAATACCACAGTCTGTACAGGGAGGAGAATCCTCCGTGTCGCCTCGCATATCAGAGATGCCAGCCTCCCCCCCACAAACAGGAGGCGCGCTCATGGCTGCTAGAGAATTTCAGAGAGATGCGGCACCCCAGGCAGAACGAGACGGTGGCGCAGGAATGACTAATCTGACCAAAGTAAACAATAACAACATAAACAACACCTCGGTGTTCCCTGGTATGGCCTCGCCCAGATCGGCAGAATCCACATGGCTGAGAGTCACCTCAAGGGATTATGTGCCTACCTAGACGAGCAGAGTGTATGGTTTAACGGCCAATTCTTCGTTCTCCGGGTACTTATCGGTAAACGCGATATAAACATCACCTTTCTCCGGAACCGCCCCCATATCGACGTTTAGGCCCTTTTAACGCGATTGCCCCAGGATATACTAGGTATCCTGGGGCAATCTGAAAAAACACTATGGATTACAACTACTTACGCCTCATCTTCTGCTAATGAGCGGAAAAACTTCAGATCGTCCTCCTCGTCTCCTGCCACCGGAGGGGTCACAGGATCGTTTGTTCGTGCAGGGATCTTTATTCCAACATCCTCGTCATTGAATGCCCCATCAGACACCGATTCTGCGGTTGTACCAGATACAGAAGTTCCCAAGACACGGGCACGCCGAGCTTCAATCTGCTCATAGGTCTTGAAGTTCTTGGTATCGACAATCTCCTTGAGGGAATATTCCGATTTCCAAATCCTCTCAAGATCCTCGTCCTTCTCTGCGATTGGACCGGAAGCAGCAAACTCAGACTTATCGTAGTTCCGATAGCCTTCGACCTTACGGATCTTGAGTTTGAAATTGGCTCCATCCCAGAGATCTGATGGATTGAACGCCACCTCATCAGGAAACTCTGGATGCATCTTCTCATACATTTTATCGAAAATCTTCTTGCCGAAGCGGAATAACTTCACCTTACCGTCATTCTCTGGTTTTGCTGGGTCCGAAATTACCAGGATGTTTGCTGTATAGGACAGTTTCCGTTTCCTGGCCCGCGCCACCTCTTTATTCGACTCAATACCCGAATTCCATAAGACGTTATTACCTTCACAAACAGGACACTTACGTTCCAATGTCGTAGGACAAAGTTCGATGAGCCATCCCCCAGGACCCTGAAATCCATGTGAGAATGATCGTACCCACGGCAATCCATCTTCCCCATCTTGTGGTGGCGAGGGAAGAAAGCGAATCACGGCATGCCCATTACCGGCCTTATCGACCGTAGGCTCCCAAAAACGCTCATCCTCTTTTTTCCCCTGAGTCGCCTGTTGAATGGCCGCAGTGAGCTTTTCAACAGACCCCCTGGAACGCTTGAGTGCAGAAAAACTGACAGGTGTTGACATAGAACCTCCTATAATAGTATGAATGTGTAGTGTATGTTTTGTCCACAGCGCACATCATATACACTCTTATTTAGCGTCATAATAGACGCTCCCGTACCATCTTGCGAAACTTTGACACATCGAGTTCCAAAAATGGAGCATAACGTATACAACGCACTCTGAATGCAGGATACACGATAGTGTCTGTAATTTTTTGGTCCCATAACGACCAACACCCCGCGACTGCGCCTAATACTATGACTATCTCTTCTCGAATATCTCCTTGTAACGCGCCTAACAGCAGCTTGGGTAAACCTCCATCTGGCACTCCCACCCACAAACGAAAGTTCGCACGGGATAGTTCTAACTTGTCAAAGCCCTGTTGTGTCATATACAACAATGATTCCTTGACTTTTTTTCTCTCTAGATAGATCTCCCGGGCGTCTTCGGTGAGAAGATCTCGCACCCAGACTTTGTTGCGAGAGAAAAACGACACAGCCAGAAAGAAGATGAGATCCTCTTGTGTAGGATATAGCCGATCTAGCTTATGAAAAAAATATCGATCTTTCCGATGTTCAAACTTCTCCGGTGAGATTTTAGTATATTTCCCTCCATACTTAAAAAAATCATACGTGGCAGTGGTAAAATGTAGCTTGATTGCCATGTACGTGCAGAAGGTAGTATAGGCTGACATATGGTCTAGATAGGCAATCTTCCAGGTTTCCCGCCTCTCTCTTTCAAGAGATTCAGGTCTCGAACTTCAACAGCAATGTCTTCCAACACAGATGCGGTCAGCAAACTTGCCGCCAATTCAGACTCCATCCCTGAGGTGCTACAATAGTGAACTAAGGCATCCCACAGACCTAACCCCTTATGGGCGGCATATTCCCTGAGCATCAGGCTAAAATTTTGTATCTCATCCTTTGTTGGCATTACGGTAGACCCTTCAATTGCCATATATACCATTCACTCCTTAGAATAGATATCCAGTTTTTCCAAGGCCACAATGGTACTCATATAGAACGTATCCTCTCCTGGTTGCCACTCCTTGGTTTTGAATTCACAGAGTAGTCCCAGACATTTTGGTTTCTTGGTGTCAATGAACAGCTTAAACGCCTCGATCAAAGAATGTGCCATGACTTTGGCCGAGCATCCTCCGGAAGATACACGAATCGCTATCGCCTTCTGTACTCGCCGCGACTTTGGTGCCATGTAACTCCTTTATGCTACTTGGTCACAATCTTGTATAACTTCTCGAACTGTTCATGTTCCAAGCACTCTTCATCAAAGTTTTGCTTGTGGTGGACTTTCACCAATTTGGTGACTGTTTTCTTGGGGAGCTTCAAGTCATCGGCAATCTTCTTGATGGCCTCCCGTACATACTCCTGCTCTCCCTCGGCACGAGCGAGACTGTTTGACGTTTCCTTCAACGCCTTCACCAAGCGTCCTCGTTCCTCATCAGTCAAGTTCTCGACATTCACAACTTTGACAGCTCCTGCCATAATAACACTCCTTTGGGTTAGGGTAAATAATGAAAACGCACCGACAACTTATACATCACAGAAAACGCATACAACCACAGATGAAATATTCCCCACAGTAGCACGGCCGTACATAGCGCCCAGGCACCCCAATAACATCGGTCCAGGAACGTGTCCTGAGGCACCTTATCGCCTGGCGTATCTTCTTTCATCGCCTCTACTATGCTCCCCATAAAATAAATGGTTATCGATCTTCCCAAGAAACACTTTTTGTTTTCTCCATCGAGGATGCACATAATCAGCGTGATAGAACAGCGCCCCATCATATCGAGAGAGTATAGCACGATTCCAGTAATTATGCAAGACTCGATATGCGATTTGTTCCGATTCTATCCATACCTGTTGTGTAGGCTTAGGGGTGCGCCCACACCAAAAAGAAAATTGGCAGATCTTGCGATCCTCGACCACAGCGAATTGCCGCACCACTCCACAGACTGTATTCGGGTACCCACGTTTACCGACTCGATTCATCACGACCAATGCCACCGCTTCTTTGCCCACGGAAGATTGATTCCCCGCCTCATAATAGATTGCTTGTGTGAGACAGTGTTGGTCTTTTATTGATGCACGTTGGGGTGGTTTGAAGTAACGAGGGGAGAGCGTGGCATGGGCCACATCTACAGAATTGACCTCATAGAGCCCAGTCGCTACGCTCAAGGCCAAGATGACGCCAGCAATTGATGATATGATTTGTTTGAGTGTCATACAGAGATATTAACACAGTTCCTCTTGGTTGTCAAGCATATTCGGGATGCTCTTTATAATAGGTCGCCAAGCAAGATTCTAGCATAGGCAAGTATTCTTGCTTCGATTTTTGATACACAGTGGGAAGAAGTTCTCCCTCCACGGCCATGGCAATCACGATATTGTCCACCTCAAGCCCAGTTCTCTCCTGTAGCATTTCAGCATATGCCGCAGTTTGCACAAAATAATTTAGGATCCACTCTTCTGGTTTAGGTTTATTGGCCGTCTTGGTGTCGAGGATCGTAAGTTTACCATCCCACCGCACGATACCGTCGGCGCGCCCGGCCACACGCAATCGGTCAGAATACAGAGGTTGCTCAATTGCATACACCACATCAATGTGCGTGTCAAACACCCCCCTGAGCTGAAGGAAAAGCTCCTTGAGAGTGGGCATCATGCCCATTCGTTCCTGTGCCGTCAATGTACCTAGAAGGTATTTTTCGGCGATTAGATGGACCGAGGTACCCCGATCACATCCACGCTTGGAGATTTTATTCGCCTCGACGACCCCCACTCGTGCTCGCCATGCCGCAATGGCATCCCGATTGAGCACTCCAGAGATCGTCGAGGCGGAGGGGTACTTCTTGCCCTCAGGCGTAACGTAGAGCCTGCTATCCGATGTGGTAACCACCTCTAGTTCATAGTCAAGCCCGGGTAATTTCACATACTCAAATTTGGAGGGGGTGACCTGCATCCTGATACCGTCCTTCCGCAATAATGTATTCCTTCACCAAATCGTTCCGCACAATGTCATTATAATCAAATTCCACTTTCGCGAAGCTACTCATATCGTCCAGGATACTGATAAAATTTCCTAGTCCTTGGCGATCCTTAAATCGCTCAAAATCACTCTGCCGATAATCACCAGAAAAAATTAGACGGGTGTTCTCTCCCACGCGAGTGATCACGGTCCTCAATTCTTCAAAATTGAGATTCTGCATTTCATCTACCACAATGATCGTATTTTTGAATGTCAGGCCCCGTAGGTAAGAGGTCGTTGCGAAACTAAGACGTTTCTGCATCTTCAATTCTTCGTATCCAGTGGGTCGCTGCATCAATTCGTTGCAAATATCGCGATAAGGATCCTCATAGACCGAGATTTTTTCTTTGAGTGATCCAGGTAGATATCCTATCTCTCGTGTAGGCACCACCGAGCGAATCACCAACACTTGTTCATAGAGAGAACCAGACGATAATACTGCATTGAGTGCCATATGGAGTGAGATATAAGTCTTGCCTGTGCCCGCGACTCCATGAAGCACGAGATTGTATCCTGAATGAAATGCTTTGTACGCCTTATGCTGATTGACGGTAATAGGTTTGATGAATTTGAGTTGACATGATAAAGGAGGTATCACAATGGCCGCAGCTTTGCGTTTTCCCATGTGCTATCCTTGCGTTTGTTAGAGGGTTAGGTAATACACCACTCATACTACGTCTCCTTGGCCGGAGTGCGGAATCTACTGTCTCTGCGTTTGCCAAAATAATGTTTCTCTATGGGGGAAATAATGTACTTTGTAAAATCCGATGGGGGTTGTTTAATCCCCAATGACACAGGATCCCCTACCTGCATCTTCCGAAATGTAATTTCAAAGTCTGGATTGGCGGCCAGAAATTCTTGCATCGCGGAAATGGTCATAAACCGTTCCGTCACCTCCCCCGTTGATTTTTGGAGCACATCATAGGTAGGCATCAGTTGACCTTGACAAACGCTGGGTGAGTTGGGGCAACCTCATACTCCTGGTTCTCATTCAGGAATTTTTGAAGATCATTCCACGACATCATAGGCAGATCCAGGATTTCATCTGAGCTTTTTCGGCGAACAGAATAATAAGGCATAATATACTCCTCATGTTATGGTGGACGACCCGGTCACTATTATTTAGTCATCCTAGAGGTCCAACACCGTGATAGGATTGATGGGGCGATAGCTTTCGTTGCAAATACATACGTTGTAGAATTTTGTCCCCCAAGTAGCGGTATAGTTACCATACCCTTCATGGATATGACCAAATAAATGGAGTTTAGGTCGCACTCGGTTGACATGATACAATAGATTCACATCGCCAACATTATTGTCCTCTTCTGGTCCTACAACAGGAACGTAGTCTAGTATCCCTTTGGGAGGACCGTGGGTGACCAAAATATCTGTGGTTGTGGGGATCTGCGACCATAATTTTTCTGAGTGTGAACCAACTCGCGGGTAGTCGAATGACCACGGAGAAGGCTCATATATTGAAGATGTGTAGGGAGACCCAAAAATCCTATACCCTGCTATCGAGCATGACTCATGATTGAGCGCCAGTGCCGGAAAAAATTCATCACGGGTCCATGGGAGGTTTTTCTCGCAATACACATCATGGTTACCTGGAATGATGATCTTGTGGCTATGGGGTAATGATTTGATCCACCGCGCAAACTCGACCACATCATTCATTTTGGCCCGCATCGAGAAATCACCAGCATAGACTAATAGGTCACCGTCTGGCACCTTCAGTCTCCCATGATATCCATGTGTGTCACTTAGCGCAACGATTCGCATATCAATGTATCAGTTCCTCTAATAATAGGGTCCACCCCGCAGTTCTGACTGTTTCCGACTCCTTATAGGGAGGTGGGTGAACCCATATCTTATCCTGCTACCAGTGCAAAATCACTTGGAGCCAATGAAACTGGGGGTGGAGCAATCAACCCACGAGTTTGTGCATAGGACCTCATGGCATCAACATTGACCAACTGGATCGAAACAATCTTACGCCCCTGTTTGGTCTTAACTAACTCCGCCCCCATCATTTTGAGGTTCCACAGATAGGTAGGCAATCTATATACTTGAATTTCTCCCCCCAAGGTTTGAGCAATCTCGGCTTCCGTTACCACATGGCCGTCAAGCATGATGAGCAACAACTTCTCCGCTTGACGCGGCTTACTTGATAATCCTCGCGACATAATACCCCCTACATTCTATACGTTAGTAACATATCGACACTGCTAAAACTTCAGGATCAATTCTTCTTGGGCTTAGTCTTGGTCTTGAGGGCCCGCCGCGGCCTATGACGTGTCACGGGTCTCCGTAGCTTCGGGGAGGCTCCCCCATCTTCAATAATACCCTGTGAACGAAAATTCAACGCCGATCCCGGCTTGCATTGGGTAATGACTCCACCGGCAGCAACCCACTCGTCTACCAAATCCCGCACTTCTTTGGCCGTCAGCGGGCTAAGCAACATCTCATCTTTCACTGGTGTCATGGGTGTATTCCTCTTCCCTTTCGTCTGCCGATAATTCGGCTTTTAGATCATGATAGGCACGATTACTTTCACAGTAGGGGCATCCTCCGTGATTCCGACAGCTTGCATCAATAGCTTTCGATTTACGATACGGTTGACGTTTCTCCTTTTTGTGTTGAATCGCTTTGTCGAGACTCATTCAATGCCCTCTATCTAATTAGAGCTCCACGTCCATACTAATGGACCCATTGAGAATTTCTGCAATTTCGTCATCGTCATTGACATCAAACTTGCGACACATTCGATCTAGATCTTCTGCACTTTCTAGGATTGTGGAATGATCAAACCTATCTGTATTAGACTGCCTCCGTGTCCTGCTCATTTTGTCCTCCTGTTTGTGGTCGCCCCTTTTGGTTGCTTCACATTCTTCCTGGTGGTTCGCACGGTCTTAAACTCGGTGAAACAAGGAGCGTCACGGTTTGATCTTGGGAGGTGGTCTGGCCAATGTGAGTTCTCACGAGGCAAGTGGATAGGACTATGGAGTCCGTATGCCCAACCTAACATAAACCCACCCATTCCCACAAGTAACAAGGAAGCTAACGCCATCAGCATATTCATAATCCCTTCTGTTGAGTTAACCCATGACATCAAGGAGAGCAAATGCTCTGAGCGTTTGATCTCCCTTCACCAAGACCTCGGCTAACGCTTTCTTTTCTTTCAAAAAGATCACGGCAAAGTCGGGGTCGTATGTAACGATGCTTGGAGTATTCGAAATGAGGTCCGCTAACTTGATTGTCTGTGCTTCCGCTGGCGCCTGTGATAATCGAATGAGTTCCTTTGCTTTCCTGGTGGCACGATTGTCGTTCTCATCTTCTACTTTGGTGAGCCATACCACAAGGTCGGTCACCTCATCCCCAAATTCCAATCTAAGAAGGTCCTCGGTGACATTGGTATCTTCCAATACATCATGGAGAAATGCTGTCGCAATCATGGCCTCTGTATGGGGAACAGAGGCCACCAGTACGGCAACATCCTCTGGATGGACACTGTACGGTTCATTCGTATACTTTCGGAGTTGCCCTACTGCCGCATGGGCTGCGGTGGCGAATACCCGCGCCTTGGTAATCAATGTCATATCTCCCCCCTCAATGTTAGTATCTTTGTCATGCATACATCGTAACAAAAACATGAGGCGAAGTCAAGCACTATTATATGCGCTAAGTTGTTGATTTTATGAGGATCACTGAATTATTTTCACATGATATTCTTGAAATGTGGGGTGTTCAGTTTTTGTGATAAGCAGAAGATCGGCAAGTTGGCAGAATCGAAGGAATTCCGAGGAAAACGCAGGATCATCGGCATAGACGATCAACTCATCATCTTTGTGGAGTTGGTTGAGTGCCAGCCGAACCTGAATGATGGGCATCGGGCATTTTAACCCAATGCAGTTGACGATATTCATAGTATTTGGCTGGAGCCACCATAGATCACTCTACAATGGCCCCGTATGGGGAATTCTACTCATGGCAGATCCCACATTATCCTTTCAAGAGAATTCTTGGGTCCTCAGATGTTTCGTCAATCGTTGCTTTGATCTTTGTACGACGCAGTACCTCTAATTGGTGCTGCAATGAGGCCATAGTATACCGCGTCTCATCTATCATTCGGAGGAGATCGAGTTCCTCCTGTCCCTTAGCATCCATCATCAGTCTGGTCCTCCCACATGTCGAAGCCCTTAGGAGTGTCTTTCGTCTTTGACTTGGTTTTCGTCTTCTTGGTTACAGGTTCCTCTTGCTGCCGTCGCAATTTCGTCTTTGGTGTCTTCACCAAAGGATGACTCATAAACATACCCAATGAACCTCCTATATGAGTTTGGTAAAAATTGTATCGGCTAACTTACATTTTATTGCCTCTTCTGCGGTTAGCCACGCATCGGTAGGTGCTAGTAGTTTATCTCGGACGATCTTTTCCGAAAGCCCACAGTGTTTGGTGAGGATGTCCACCACACGATTGCGACAAAAATCTAACTCCCGCATCGCCGCATGCAACTCATGCTCTTTCCCCTCCATGTCACTGGAAAATTGATGCAACATGATTCCTGTGTTTTTCCCCAGTGTGCGATGTCCTTTGGTGCCACAGGCGAAGATGAGCGCCGCGGCGGACATGATATTGCCAAGTCCCACGGTATGGATGGGAATCGTTGAGGCCCTCATGATGTCGATCAACGCGAATGCATTATAAAGATCTCCGCCACCAGAATTGAGATATAGCACGAGACATTCTGGCTTATCCACTAGCGTATGCTCATAGAGGATCCATTGAATTGCCCTACCGGCACTATCATAGCTGATCTCTCCACTAAGAAAATGCTTATGATGATTCAAGAGCCCCATCTGAATGATTTCTGTATCTTGTAAGGCGTTATCTGGGATCATAAAGATAGGTTCGAATTGGTCGTTTGGTATGTTAGTATCGTTGGAGTGCTTGGGGGAAGAGGAACGGGTTCTCGGTGAAATTGCCATGGATAGTGTCCTTCGTAGACTTCGGCCGTGATGCGGTTACCGCGAAGAAACATTTGCTGGTCAGTTAGATTAGTGTCACCACCTAGACGATAATTTAATGTGTATTTAGTGGTGCATCCAAACCTAGGAGCCATTGCTTTTAATGCTGCAAAGAATTGTCTATCCGCTCCCCATTGACCATACCATGACGAACTGACTCTCAGGGCAAGATCCCGCGGTACCGCAAAACAACTCGTATCCACATGATACCTATCCTCATGTGCCATCACAGGCCACTGACCTAGATTCTCACAATCATCGCGGCAGACAAACAATCCCTGGGCATCCACAATATTACGCAACGTATGGGCCCATTGATATTTAGTATCGCGAAGAACCTCACGAAATGCCTCAATGTAATTGGGCTCTACCCAATTGTCCTCGTCCAGAAAACAGATCACATCTTCATTCACGAGAAATGGGGATGCCGCGTAAACCCGATGCCCAT